ATTGATTTTACTCGGGCTTCAATATGCTTGATTGCTTGTTCTACTTTGTTTTGTTCATTATTAAGGACCATCCTACGGTCTTTTGCCTTATCAAAGTTCTTCATCAGAGGTTGTTTTTTTGCTTCAATTTCTTTGATGATGGCTTCTGATGTTGTTCGATGATCTTCAATTTTCTTGTTGAGAATCTCATCTTTTTCTTTAATTTCAGCTTCAATTTCTTTGATTCGTTTTTCGGTCTTTTCTTCTTCTTTGATAAAAGTTTGGATGGCTTCTTCTTCAACACCAATCTGAATTTTAAGATTATTGATATCCATCGTTTCTTTGGAAAGAATTTCACCAAGTCTCAATTTAAGATCTTCAATTTCTTCTGATGCGAAACGAAAATGCTCTGCTTTTATTGATTCAATTTTGCTCAAAAATTCAACAATTGCATCTTGTTTACTTTTCAATTCAAGAGCGATGATGGGTGACTCTTTATCAATTTCTTGTTGACATGTTGGACAATTAGCATGAGTTTTATAGAATTCAATAACTTTATTTGCTCTATCAATTTTCTCTTGTTCATGAGCAATTTCAGTATCAGATTGTTTCTTATGGGAAGCAATCTTAGCAGAACTCTTATCCTGCTCTTCTTTGGTGTTTCTAATGGCTGTAGAACGAATTGAATCAATGGTAGTGGTAAGTCTATCCCTGTTGTGTTGCGATGTGTTCTTGCCCTGTTTATGTTGAAATAAAAGGGTGTTTTGTTCTTGCTTCTCTTGGAACAAAGCTGAGTTTTCTTTCTTCCATTCATCTTGTAAGGAAGCTATATGCTTTTGTGAACCATTTCTATGATGTTGAATTTCTGTTTCAAAATCTTCGATGGCTTTTTCAATAGCATTTGTTTTCAGCCACTTTTCTATTCGTTCCAGCTCATCAGTAATTGGCGGAAGTTTCTCTTGTTCTTTCAGGCAAGATTCAATTAGAGCTTTCTTTTCTTCTTCCTGGGAATTAGCATACTTCTCATTGGATTCTTTCGCCATGTTCAGCTTTTCAGTGGCTGTTTTCATGGAATAGACAATATCAGAATGTTTTTCTGTTTGGATACTTCTCTTGAGTTTCACTTGATCAAGGATGGTTGAAAACATCTTGATGTTGAGAACATTTTCAATGAAATTGCGTTTATCAGCAGCATCCAACTTCATGAAAGGCTTATAATTCTTTGAGGAAATGAGGATTGTTTGAGAGAAAGTATCAGCATCAACCCCGATCAGATTTTCCAACATCTGTTGGTAATCTTTGGTTGTAGAGTCGATGTTAACTAGTTTTTCATTACAATAAAGTTCAAAGATGTTGGGCTTGATACCACGTTTGATCAGGTATTGATTACCATTATGTGAAAAATCAACTTCCACATACAAGTCTTTCTTATTGGTTGAATTGATTAGCTCATCTTTCTTGATCTTACGGAAAGGCTTACCCACCATGGCAAAATAGAAAGCCTCAAGAGCTGCGGTTTTACCCGATCCATTTTCGCCTGTAATCAAGATGGATTTATTTGAATCCAGGTCAATTTCAGTAATTTTGTTGCCAAAAGAAAGCATATTCTTAAAACGAATTTTGTGAAATTTCATATCAATTCTTTGCTCCTAGAATAGGTCAGTCAGTTCTACAATTTTACTATGTAAATCAGAAATTTCTGCATCTTCAATGCGCTTCTTCGCGATCTCGAAATAGCCGGGGTCAAGCTCGATGCCGATGAAATGCCGACCCAGCTTCTTCGCTGCTACGCCGGTTGTGCCGCTGCCCATCGTGAAGTCAAGCACGGTTTCGCCTGGGTTGGTGTAGGTCTTGATCAAATATTCCATCAGGGATACGGGCTTTTGGGTTGGGTGAACTTTTCCTTTATTTGCTTCCCAACAACCAATAATTATAGAATCGGGAGACTTATGTGTATAGGTATAACTTTTTCCATCATTATATTTCCCTATGTCGTTACTTGAAACTTTGTTTTTCTTAGAGTAATTTTTTACTGTTACCGGTTCATCCCTCTTTACCATAATCGGATAGTATTCGATACGTCCCCTTCCAAATACAGCAACATCTTCATGTTTCATCATCGGGCGATATTTGGCAACTTGAAAACCGCGAGGTATATGCTTATCCCACACCCAGCAATACTTGAACATCTTCATATTAGAGGCAATCAGTGTAGTGGTAAACAGCTGGCTTGCCGTCATGACAATAGCACCGTTCGGCTTAATAACCCGCTTCAAATGCTCCCACATTGGCTCCAGCGGAATAATAGAATCCCACTCGCAAGCCGTGGTTCCGTAGGGCGGGTCTGTCATCACCATATCAACGCTCCTGTCCGGGATCTCTTTCATCAATTCCAAGCAATCACCTAACATTAAATTATACATTCCCGACCTCTTCATAAACCTCAGAAAACAAGCTTTTCAATGCCTCTTTCCTGGTATCATCATATTGACTACTTATCTTAACATAGTCCTGGAAAATTTCAACAACTTCCTCATTCTTTGCTACAAGCTGAACATCTTCTTTACAAAGTTCGGAATTGTCAATTACCCGATACTGAAAACTCCCTTGGCTTTTCTCTTGTAACAAATCAATAAACTTTTCTCGTTTCAATGTCTTTTCAGTATTCAGGACCACATCAACATGCTTGCCCTGGAACGTTTCTACGAGGTCTGAGGTCATTTCCTCTTCAGTTAGGATATTTACCCTATGGAACAGTTCAAAAGGGATTCTTACCTCTTCTAGGGCACCAGAAACGATATCCAGAATCATAACTCGCTTTGTATCAAAAAGGTCATTCCGATCATTTTGAAAAAGTGAGCCAACATAACAAATGTTTCCCTTATCCTGAGTTAAATGGAAATGACCAGAGAACACTTTTTCAAAATTATGGAAAATAGCGGTTGAAAGCCCATTTGTTTCATCAAAGCCCTTGATCTTCGCAAAACTGTTAATCTCAAAGTGCCCAAAGCAGTATTTGTATTTTTTATTCTCAAGGGCATTATGGAATGATCCAATGTTGGATTCATTCAACCACGGAACTACCAAACAGTTATCAAATTCAGTTACCTCAGTAATGGTGGTAAAATTATCAAAACGCATCAATTGTTCTGTTGAACAAAGTTCATTTGTGTTTTTATACGTCAGGTCATGGTTTCCAGCAAGGGAAATAAAGGAATGAAAATCATTAAAGTATTTCTTAAAGGCTTTCTTTGTATCTCGAAAAACTGCTATATCAATGCTCTTACGATTATCAAAGAAATCACCCAACTGAATGATTTTAACCACATTCTTTTTCTTTAATTCATCAGAAACAAACCTAAAAACATCTTCCCTATACTTTTCTTCAAAAGGACTCTTGCATTGTTTGAAATGAATATCACCAATAATACCAATTTTCACTTGTCATTCTCCTCAGAAAAAGTTTGAAGTTTACACCCATATTTGATTAGAAAACGGTGCTCATAATTATTTTGAGCGATCATCTTGAGAATCTCTTGCCTATATTCATGATGAAAAAAGTCTTTATAAGTATTTGAAATAACACTAGTAAAATAAGCAAAAGGGTTGTTACAGGTCATTTTGAAACAATCTACCTTGATAACACACTTCAAGTAGCCTTCATGGATGAAATCAAGGTAAACATCCTCAAGATCAGTTGATTTTATGTTTTGCTGACGGACTCTCTTGTGGAAAAGAGCTTTTCTAGCAATCCTCTCTGAGAGAAGATAGAACATCTCATGCAAACGCTTGGACATCTTATTCGATAAGTGGTATTTACCAATTTCCGAAAGGAATTCCTTATTCGATAAGTATTGCTTCTTCTCTTTCATTGATGGTCCTTTTAGCAGACATAAAACGTGCCTATAACGATAAAAGTATTATACAACAACATTCTTCTTTTTTAACAATTTTCTCAAAAAACTCTAAGTTACTCAGAAAAGAATCTTCCAAACTAATGATTAGCCCCTTGGCACAAGAAATTGATCATTTCTTACTAAGAAAACACTACTATTTTTCAAATATCCCTGAGCAGGGATAACCCATTTTAGTTAAAAGGAAATAAGGGCTTCGCCCTATTTGTTAGAATAAGTTCTTTGTAGTTTTGGAGTCCCTGCCCATAGTGGGCAGGGTATTTGTTCTTTTTGATCAAAACAAGTAAAGGATGATCAATTTATTCCTTTTCTTTCAAAAGAATAATAGATTAATCAATTTCTTTCTAAGGAATTATTTACTAATTTTGGAGTCCCTGCTTGCTGCAAGCAGGGATATTTGTTTATGTGGACAAAGGTTGAATAATTTCTTTGTTTTCTTTTTAAGGAATTTATCTCTAATTTTGTAGACCCTGCTTGCTGCAAGCAGGGTAATCTACTTTTCCTTGATTATTCTTTTGATTAAGTGCTCTATCTTTCTTTTTCTTTATTTATTTTTCTTTTATTTAAGTATATAAGAGAAAGAAGAGAACTCTATGTGTTTACTCAAGAACCATTTGATACTTAGTATTTACTTGGTTTAGCCTGGAGGCTTTATTAAAAACTAAGTAATCACTTATTTCTTTTTATTTCACTCTACTTACTCATTAAACTTAGTTAAATAAAATAAGAAAAAACCATAAAGCATTTTCAGTGTGTTTATTAACTCATTTTGAACTGTTTTAGGAAATTGTTTCCATTTGCACCAAGTAGACATAAGGATATTATTACTACCCCAAGACTTTTCTTAAAGTAGCAAAATCAGAGAAAAAAAAGAGAAAAACGTAAACCTAGAACCAGAATTCAGCTATATTGGTAGATAAACTTTCGTTTCAAGCTAGCTAATGCTTTCTTGAAAGTAATTTCCTTACCATGATAGTTTTTTCTGAAGTTATCCCAAAGGAAACCACAGATATTTTGTGAATGCTGATATGATCCCAGGTTTACGTTTTCCAGGTATTTTTTCAACCGACTATTTGAATTGACAGAACTTACACACTTAAAACCCAAACGTTCATGCTGTTCGGTAAAATCCCAATTCGTTGAATCTACCTTATGGCGGTCGGAGTTTGTAAGAATTGTGAAGAAATTCAGTGAACTGTAATGATACTGCTCTTTTTCCAAACGATCTTTGATGGACCAGAGAGCGCCCTTGGTAAAATTGATTTCAAGAGAAGTTTCCATTTTTTGCCTGATGTTGATATGGAAACCACGGATCAACTTGTAATTCTTTTTACCAAAAAGATTCCATCCTAGCCCTAAGTCTTTTCCTTCTTCTGGACCAACTGTTCTATAGACATAATCCATAGAATTATGAGTATTTTTCAGGTATTTCTTTACCTCATACTTAGTTAGCCCGAAGATAGTTTTGATCATGGGAAAGGTGAAAACGGTTTTATTGTTCGTCATTAAACAAAGTTTTTCTAGGGCAAGCCAAGAACAATCTTTGGCGAATCTACTCATGTTGCCTTCATAAGCTTCAAACATCTTATCATTGACCCTGACATTGTAGAGGCTTAGATGGGGTGTCTTAGTCATGAGAAGAGATTTGATATCATTAGCTCTGAAGAGATTGTTATCGACCTTGGAGATAACAGGAGTGCCCTCAAAATGGTTTTGTTGAAGGTTCTCAAAAAAGAAATCAAAAGGCTTGATCTGTTTTTTGTTATAGGTGGTCATGTGAAACAAACGAGGGAAACGATTGAAGGCTATTGCCTCAAGGCGTTCTTTGGAAAATAAAGAATCCTTGGGAAGGGAAGACAATAGAATCATGAAATCTGATAGACTATCAGGGGTTCTCTTGTTTGTTTCGGTTAGCAAAATAGGCAAGATCGTATTTGAGGTCATGATCTTGCTTAGATTAACCGAAGCCCTGATTTGTTTGTTGTTATTCATTTACACCCATACTATATAATATACACAAAAAATGATTTTTGTAAAGGGAAAAATAAAAAAATTTTCAAAAAGTTTTTCTCTTAGCTATATACTGTCGAGCTAGCCAAAAACCCTGTATTATTTTTACACATTTTTGTAAAGTTATGTAAAGGTCTATTTACTGAGGAAATGAAGCGAGTAAATAGATTCATGAACTATTTTTGATAAGGATTAATTATATCATGCCTAACACCAATTTTACCAACAAGAACAAGTTTAAGTTCATCGTTTCTTTTGATGGCGATTCTTCCAATTTTGAATTCTTCGCCAAGGGCTTCAATTTTGGTGGGTTGTCTATTGGCACTACAACTTTCATGACTCCTATTAGGGGATTGAATTTCACTGGTGATTCTTTCAATGTAGATGATGTTTCGGTTGATTTTCTTATTGATGAGAATTGGGAGTCTTATAAGGAAATGTTTCGTTGGTTGAAACGTTTGAAGAATTCTACTACAGGACATCAGGAATTAACTCTATTGGCTGAGATTTCAGTAACTATACTGAATACAAAATTCCGTGATAGTTTCTCGTTTGTTTTGAAGGAATGTAAGCCTTATGCACTCACTCAAGTAGCTATGGATGTGGATGATGATAATAGCCCTATGATGGGGAATGTCACGTTTAAGGTTGGGGATTTTGATATTATTGATAAGAATTGAAGAAGGAATTCATGCCTAATATAACCATTCAGAAATACAATGAAAGTTGGATCAGGTTGCTTGGAGATCCTATTATTCTCCAAGCAATTTCTGATTATTTTTCATTCAAAGCTGAAAACTATCAATTCCATCCCAAGTATAAAGCAAAAATCTGGGATGGAAAAATCTATCTCTATCAGTTATCGAAAAACCTTTTCCCGATAGGGCTTCTTTTCAAATTACACTCTTGGCTGGTTCAACAGAAAATCGAGATTGAGTATAACAATTTTGATCAATCAAATACCATCGCCACGAATGACCAGATAGAGTATTTTTCTGAGGATGTTCTGAAGTTTCCTTTCCCTCTCAGAGATTATCAGTTAGATGCGATTAGGACAGCCCTAGTTGAACGAAAATGTGTTATCCTATCCCCTACAGCCTCAGGTAAATCAGCAATCATCTACACGTTTATCAGGATGGTTCAACACCGAAACCCAGAATACAAGACACTTATTCTCGTGCCTACACTTTCCCTCATTGATCAAATGGTGGGCGACTTCGATGATTATTCTACCAAGATGAAGAAACCATTTTCCCTTCAATGCAAAAAGATGTTTTCTGATGTGAATAAAACAGTAGACAAAAGCGTTGTAGTAGCAAACTGGCAAGCACTTCAAAACCTACAGAAGGAATTCTTTCAACAGTTTGATTGTTTAATCGTGGATGAATGTCATGGTGGCTCTACTGATGGAAAAGTTGTGAAGAAACTTGTTGAGTATTGCACTAAGGCAAAATACAAAGTTGGGTTAACTGGCACCATCCATGATGGGAAATTGAATGAATTATCTGTTCAAGCTTTATATGGAAAAGTTTATCAATTTACCAATACTTCCAGGGAAATAGAACGAGGAAACCTCGCTGAATTGATGATCAATCAAGTGAACCTTCATTACTCCCAGGAAGATGCGAAAGAACTAATTAAAGAAAAGATTAAGCTGAGAAAAGCCTTTGAAGGTGACCGTATAGGAGCGACATTATACCAACAAGAAATCAAGTTCATCAACGACCTTCCATACAAGAGAAGACTAATCGAGGCTATCTGTAAAAAACAACAGGATAACATCCTAATCCTCTATCGCAGGAAATCACAATTCGGAGATAAGTTATTCCAGCAATTAAAGAAGAACCTCAAGGATAGACAAGTGTTCCTTGTAAATGGATCAACCGCCAAAGAACAAAGGAATGAAGTCAGAGCTATTTGTGAAAGAAGTAGTAACGCAGTTATTGTAGCATCCTATCAAGTATTTTCTACTGGTGTATCTATCAAAAGGCTTCATCATGTAATCCTTGGGGAATCAGTGAAAAGCAAGATTACTCTGTTCCAAAGTATCGGAAGAGGACTTCGTTTACATGAAAGTAAACTCAGAGTAAATATCTATGACATTGTTGATTGTTTGCAATACAAAGATATCAAAAACATGGTCATGAAACATTCAGAATCAAGAGCAGAGTTATATGAAAGGGAAGGATTCAAGGTGAAAACGTGGGAAGCGAAAACAGAAACTTTCACAAAGGAAAGCCCAAGTTAAATAGGCATTCAAAATACACTCAGGGCTTTTATAAACCGATGTTCCCAATTAAATATGTTGGGGATACCTCTAATATTGTTTATCGATCTGGTCTTGAACTGAAGTATTACAAGTTTTTTGATTTTAACCCCGCTATCCTCGAATGGAAATGTGAAGAAATAGTAATTCCCTATTTTAACCCATGTGACAACAAGATGCACTGTTATTTTGTTGATGTGTGGATCAAATACAAGACAAAGAAGAATGTTATCAAACAAGCAATCATCGAGATAAAGCCATTAGCCCAGGTGAAACGCCCAGTAGAAAAGAAGAACAGAAGGACTTATGTTCAGGAAGTAAATACGTATATAACGAATGTAGCCAAGTGGGAAGCTGCAACAGAAGCGGCTGAGAATACAGGAATGGAATTCAAAATTCTTACAGAATCAGGATTTTTAGAATGGAAATCTATGAAATAGCTGCTTTGATCTTAACAGCGGGAATTCTATTGATCTATGGTTCTATTAAGAAGGGATTGATTGATATTTTCTCGAAAAGGTTTCAGGTATGGTTCAAAGAACGTTTCGAGGGGGAAGCAATCAATAGAGAATTCAATTCTGTGTATGAACGATTGATTGAATTAAGGACCACGTTAAAAGCTGATAGGGTTTTTATTCATCAATTCC